CGTCATATCCAGCCATCATGTGCTTATCGCCCATATCATTCTCGAATACAAACCATTCAACCCATCCGTCAGAATCTCCGATCGACTGCGAAAGCAATTTGATATACGAGTCAATAAATCTACCGCCAATCTCGCAATAAGCACCGGGCGCAATAGCTCGAATATGGTCATTCAAGGTATCTCGTTCGTCCATAAATACCGCAAGTTCGCCCATGCAATCGAAAAACTCGGCTTTATCCATTCCAACCTCCAACATATGGCGAGGCGCATAATACACCCCGCCATAATGTAATTACTTGCCAGTATTAAGTCTGGGCACAAAGTAGCCAAAGTCGATAGGCGCATCGGAATAAAGATAACTAGCCCCATCACCAGCCCATTCTACAGCAACACCTTCGGCGGTAAAAAATCTAATTCCTGGATTGTTTTCTCCATAAGTACCATCAATATCGGGGGCCTGCGTTACATTCCAATTATACGAAGCCCTATTGTCACCATAGGTCATTTTCTGATATGCCTCTTCGGGCATAAGATAAGACCTAGTGGATGCAGGCTTCCCATCGGCAACATAATAACCAATAATCTTACCAAACGAAACAAGATAAACATAAGTGGGTACGCTGGGTTTATCCCATCGCTCGGCCCACTTTGCTATAGTACGCTTCTCCTGAAAATAAGAAACAGTAGGAATGGGTACAGCGGTAGCAGCCTGCTCTGCCATTTGCGCCTGTGCAATTTGCGCTTGCTCGCTAGCCCTCGGAGGCTTAATATCACAAGATGCAAACATCACAACACAAGCCACAAGAGCAAAAATAATCCTCTTCACTTAGTACCTCCAATTAGATCGATAGAATACGGAAGGTCTTGCGCCCTCCAAAGATTCCTAGTAATCTGACGCGATCGAGAATTATACTCACCTATCATGTTATTAAGCACCATGCGAAGTCCATTCTTTTCAACTGCATCGCTAGGCATAGAATCGTAGTTGGCTTGCTGCGACTGAATTGCATTGTACTGGTCATAATACCATTGATAGTTTGAAATAATAGATTCCGAATTAACCACCTTAGTAACTACGCCACGCACAACACTAAAGGGCCACATGCCAAAGATAAGTCCGGCGATAAGATAAATCGCCACAAGTACAGCTACAACACCGCCAACCTTAGCCCAACGCTTCCCGAACATTTCCTCAACGTCATCCTGAAACTCTGCCATTATTCGGCCTCCTTTTCTATTTCAACTTTAGCTAATTCCCTGCAATCCTCTTTCCTATTTCGCCAATCGCACGCGCTACAATCCAATCGGCAAGCATCCTTGTACTTCATGTTTTTTGATAGCTTAATCAAGTCTTCTCGGCAAGGAATCACTTGAACATCTCCTTAACAAACTTCAATTCGTCGTGTTCAAACTTCTTTAATCGTACATCATCCATAAAATTGTCGCAAGTATAGACGGGATACATTTCAGGAATGTTATCTTCGTTCCTAATTCCGGTTTCCCATATTTCGGGCTCGTACTTACCGCCACGCCAAACATAGTTAGCATATCCGTCATGCTTTGCCAGTTCCAAGTCTTCATAGACGCCAACCGGATAGCAATGAGTCTCTGAATCGCCCCATCGACGGGCCAGAAGGATATACATCACATGCCTCCGAATCTGGCAAAATATCTCTTAACGTCTTCTTTCCATCCATCATATTTCGTCTTTGTATATCCGTGCATGAAAATCTTTTGTGCTGAAATTATCAGGTTTATCGGATCGTCCAATATCTCGGCATCGTGTAGCTCTATCAGATTGTGTATTTGTTTTTCCTTGTCTGATGCGTCTGATTGCGCTATTGATAGGAGATTGGAGTATAGGTCTTTATTGGTCAACTATTCTCCTCCGATTGCAATATAGACCATTAAATCAATTTGCGTCAAGTAGTCTCCGCATCTTCAAACTTAACAAGCTCAGGATAGAAATTGAGCTTGATTGTACCCACTGGCCCATTCCTCTGTTTCGCGCAAATCAATTCAGTCTCAATTATTTCAGCGTTTATCTCTGGCTCTTTTTCACGATGGAGAAAAAATATAATGTCCGCGTCCTGTTCGATCGCACCAGACTCCCTCAAATCAGCAAGATTAGGACGCTTGCCCTGCGCCTCTCGTTTCAACTGCGACAGCGCAACTATTGGAACATGCGTTTCTCTACAAAAACATTTAAGCTGTCGAGATATATGCGATACTTGTTCCCATCCCTTTAGCGATGGCTTTTCAGAATCTATAAGAGTTAGATAATCAATAAATATTATCTTTACACCCTCATTCCTAATCATCTTCCTGGCCGATGATCTAAACAAGCTCAATGGTATATTGGGAGTATCATCAATATAAATGGGGGCCTGATGAATCTTTGTGCAAGCCTCTTCAATTCTGCCATACTGATCGGGCCGCAAATGTCCCATCTTTATTCTTCGCTTTGTTATTCCCGACCTTGAAAATACTTGCCTTTCGTTTATTGACTCCTTTGACATTTCACAAGAAAATACTCCGACTGGAATATTCAAATCTATTGCAAGTGAATCAAACATAGATTGCATCATTGCAGATTTTCCGACGCTCGGGCGAGCCCCGAGAATAACATAATCCTCGTCCCTTATGCCACCCAGAATATTATCTATACTCTTGAACCCCGATGGCAAGCCAAGCAACTCATCTGGATGCTCTTGATAAAACTTTATTTTGTTTATTGTCTGCGGAAGTACCGTTCCGATTTTAACATAGCTCCCAACCTGATTACTCGTCGCAATGTCGCCCGCCTTTTGCTCTAGGTCATTCGCTATTTCAATTCCCGGCTTGTTGCCCTGTACCAAATCCTCCGCGCTAGTTGCATTGATTCGCCACAGTTCGCGCTTAACTGCCTTATCTTTTACGATGCGCACATAATAGTCTACATTCGCCGATGAAAATACGGAGTTGGAAATACCATAGACGTATTGCTGGTCAATTCCAAATCCTTCACTTTTTATCGAGTCGATTACCGATATAATATCAATGGGCCATCTTTTTTCTGCCTTGCCTACAAAAATAGACCATAGCATCGCGTTAGACGCCTCGTAAAAATCACTAGGCTTTAGTTGGCTCTGGATATCATAGATACATGAATTGTCTACTAGTACCGATCCTAGAATAGCCTTTTCTGCTTCAATGTCGTAAAAGCCGGGATTGTCGATCAAGAAAACCTCCTAACGCTTCTTAACTTCTTCGGGGATAATCATCGGAACTGTATTACTCCATGCTATTGAATGATGAAGGCGAGGATGATGCGTTCCCATCATACGTATACAAACGGATGAAGGCGAATACATTACCGTATAAAAACTCTTGACATATGTTCCGCTATTCAAATATATTTCCGTCATTCCACCTTTATTTGCCTGTGTATCTACCTGCTCAATAGAAACGCAAGGTATAGTCAAAAATAATCCGCCACGACTGCCTAGATTAACATAAGTATTTACATCTTCGTTTATTCGACCATTAAATATAAATCCACGTTCTATAGAACATATAAAGGTATTCATACATTTTCTTCTTCTAATTGAAGTAAAAAAACCATTATCTCCACCAATAAAGTCTCCACCCTGAGACATAGCAATACTTAAAAATGGAATACTTTGATAATATGATAATAAAATACCAAATATTTTATCAATATTCATATCCCATCTAACACAAGTATATTCAAAGTTTGAATTAAGCCGATACCTAAAATCAGTATAATCATCATCTAACTCTATAAAATAAGTATAACCTAGTTTCTTCGCAATACCGAAACAAGCATTTCGCGCATAGATAATAGCACGCCTATCGTCAAAATTATCTCCCTCGTCTATCGATTGCGCTACGGCTACCTTGTCAAACATAATTACTTTAGCGCCATACTTTTCATAATACTTCGGCGCAGTTTTGTCCTCATTGTCAATGACAATATAAATAGGCCCGGTATATCCGTGCTTCAAGAGCGTATTATATGTAATAACATTATCTGGCCTTCCGTGAGTCAAAATAAAAGCACAAAAATCATTCAGCATCTTTTGTGTCCTCTATGTATTGATCTGCAATATCTTCCGAAAGTTTTACATATCCATATTCAATTGCCTTGTCAAAATCAATAATCACTAATGCAGATTTTTCCATAAGCTCTTGCATTTCTTTATTAGCATGAGCGTAATAGTCTGCAATTAGAGCGTAATTAAAAACCGTGTGCCTTCTTGCGGCTTCTATTAAAAAATCCTTTTCTAGATTCGTAACATTAGACTTTTTTATTTCCTCGATTAGAGAATCAGATTTTAGCGTATTAACCAATTCATAAATAGATGGGTTGCGTTGCTTCGGAATATATATTGGAGCCTTTATTTTAGCAGTATATTTCTTGTCTATTAAATCAGCCTTCTCAATATCACTACCGAAAAGATCATTCTGCTTTCCCATACCTACCTCATTAAGGAAGTGAATGTAAAACCGGAAAACTTCCGGCCATGTTTGTCGGCTATATCTTTGGCCTCGATGTTCATTTCTTTAATAACTGGCATAGCCTCAATTTTTGCTTGTTCATAGCTTATAATTCCAGTTAATAGTCTGCCGCGAATATCGAATATCTTTTCTCTATTCGTCACTTCTTTTCCCTCCAATCTTCACCAGTAAACATAATCACTCGACAACTCTCGCGCAACCTGGAAAGCACATCCTCGCCCACGAAGTTCTCGAAACACTTGTCTTCATC